GGAGTAAACTATGACTATTATTGCAGCATGTGCTCGTGGACATAATGGAAGCACAACTCTTTTAAAAGATGGTGAAGTTATTTTCTATCTAGAAGAAGAAAGATTGTCCAAATTTAAATATGATGGTTCTCCACTATTGGGGCTTGAAAAGGTATTTGATTACGTAGACCATATTGACCATTTGGTTGTTTGTCACACCCATAGGCATGGACCCCAGTTAGACTGGACTGGTGAAGATTTATACCATGGATGGGTAAGGAAACTTGCAAAGAAAAAGTTTGACTTTGAAGTGCATTTTATCGATAACATTCATCATGAAATGCACGCTGCCTGTGGTTTTTATAACTCAGGATTTGAAACCGCTGCTTGTGTAATTGCTGATGGTGCTGGAAGTTTTCTTCAATTTGAAGGAATTGACGATGTTGTATTTGAATTTGAAACTATTTTTAAAGCATCTTATCCTAAAAACTTCGAAGTAGTTTATAAACACCTCGGAACAAAAGCACCAATAGGTTGCAATCAAGTTAAGGATGGTATTTTTATAACTGAATATCCTGGTCATACAAAAATGTATGAAGCAGTGACTGAATACTGTGGTTTTCCCGCAATCGAAGCAGGAAAACTAATGGGTCTTGCCCCATATGGAAACCCAAATGATTCACTTCCCAAATTCTTTGCTAATGGATGGGGAAACAGAGAAGTGATTCTTCCCACATATCCAAATGCTGCAAAAATAAATGTTGGAAGATATTCAATCTTAATGGATGATGTAGAAAATCACAAACAGAATGAGTATACAGAAATCCAAAAAGATATGGCATATGCTATCCAAGAAGCAACTTCGGATAGAATGGTTGAACTGATTCGTAAGGCACACGAAGAAACTGGAGAAAAGAATATTGTTATTTGTGGTGGTTATGGTCTTAACTGCGTTGCCAATTATAAGTATTGGAAAGAGTTCCCAGATCTAAACATCTACTGTGAACCCATTTCCCATGATGGTGGCACATCAATTGGTGGAGCAAAGTATATTTGGCATAAGGTAACCTCAAATAAAACACCACAAAAGCAGTCTTCCGTCTATTATGGTCCTCAATATAATCCAAATACATATGAAGATGCTCTAGATGGACTTGAAGTAACTGACACTTCTTATGATGAAGTTGCACAACTAATTCGTGAAGGGAATATCGTTACCATGTATCAAGGTCGTTCTGAAGGTGGTCCTCGTGCCCTTGGCAATCGTTCAATTCTGTTTGACCCAACTATTAAAGACGGTAAAGATATTGTTAACACTGTAAAACGTCGTGAATGGTTCCGTCCATTTGCATGTTCAATCAAAAAAGAATGTGTGCATGATTGGTTTGACCTTACTGGACGTGAAGAAACTCCTCATATGATGTATGCAGTGAAGTGTCAAGATGGTGTCGAAGAAAAGATTCCTTCAGTCATTCACGTTGACGGAACTTGTCGCATTCAGACTGTAACTCCAGAACAAAACGAACATTATTATAATCTGATTGATGCCTTCGAAAAATTGAGTGATGTTCCAATTCTCTTCAATACTAGTTTTAATTTGGGTGGTGATCCCTTGGTTGAGACTGTTGAAGATGGTGTTGATACTCTGAAAAAAAGTGATATTGAGTATATGTACCTCCCAGAAATTCAAAAACTTGTTCATATTCCCAATTGATTACTAAATGAATAATGTGGATCCTTGCATTTAACATAACACACGATGCATCTGTAACTTTATTAAAGGACGGTGAGGTTGTTTTTCATATACAAGAAGAACGTATAACTCATAAAAAATACGACTCCTCACCATTAAATGCTTTAAAAAAAGTTAAAGAATACACCGATACCGTTGATATATGTGCTTATACATTTTTACACTTAGACGAAAATAAGTCTTCTGTAAAAACTTACTATAAGTACATAACACAAATTCTTGGCATTACTGTAAAAAATGTCGTGAATTTATCTCAGGATCATCATCTTCTTCATGCTACTTGTGGTTTTGTTCATTCAGGATTTGATAACGCTGCCGTTATGGTTATGGATGGGGGCGGTGCTAATATATCACCTACACAAATTGAAATTGAGAGTATTTTTACTTTTACAAAACCACAAACTTTTTATACAATTAAACAAAATTATTCTGGTGAGGGATTTATTGGTGCTGGACAAGTATATGCTGCAGTAACCTCTTATCTGGGTTGGGACCCAATTCAGTGTGGAAAAACTATGGGTTTATTTTCGTATGGAAAAGAAAACCCAAAAGTTAAAAAATTAATTACTGAAAGGGGTGGAGTAACCACACTATTTAAAAATACTGCAAAAAAACAAGGTCTAATTGGGTATTCATTAAGAGATTATTCCTGGTTAAAAAATATAGAAAAAGAAGACATAGCATATAGAGTCCAAAAAGATTTTGAAGACTATGTATTAGACTTTGTATTAAAAACACTAGAACTAACTGGAAATAAAAATCTTGTATGGACTGGTGGATGTGCTTTAAATTGCGTTGCTAATTTTAATTTAAGAAAAAAATTACCAAAAGACGTAAATCTTTATGTTGAACCAATCTCTAGTGATAGTGGTATTTCCCTCGGAGCAGCATATTTCTGTGAAATGGGAAGAGAAGGTGGTGGGTTAACTGATAGAAAATCAATTTCAACTTTATATCTTGGAGAAAAATTAAAATACGACTACACTCTTCTTGAAAATGAAATAGAAAAACCTATATTACCAAAGGAAGTAGCAAACTTAATAGTAGATGGAAATATAGTTGCGATAGCACAAGGACGGTCAGAGTCTGGACCAAGAGCACTAGGCAATAGATCTATCTTATTTGACCCTAGAGTTTCTAATGGAAAAGATATAGTAAATAAAGTGAAAGGAAGGGAATCTTTCAGACCATTTGCTGGAACTGTTTTATTTGAACGGACTCATGAATGGTTTGATATGGGAGAATTGATAGAAAGTCCAAATATGATGTATACCGTTAATGTTTTATACCCAGAAAAAATTCCAGCAATAACTCATGTTGATGGAACCTGTAGAATTCAGACCCTGAAAAAAGAACAAAATAAAAATTACTATAATTTGATATCAGAGTTTTATAACTTAACTGGAGTCCCTATACTTTTTAATACATCATTCAATAAAGCAGGTGACACTATTGTTGATACTATGGAAGATGCTCTCAATACTCTTCGTACTAGTAAAATTGAATATCTATATCTCCCAGAAATTAATAAATTGATTTATATTCCAAATGAAAAAAGTATTTGTTAATGGCACATTCGATGTCCTACATACGGGACATCTTTCTCTATTTCAATATGCAAAATCTTTAGGTGATTATGTGATAGTAGCAATTGATTCTGATGAAAGAGTAAAAGAGAAAAAAGGACCAACGAGACCAATTAATTGTTTATGGGAACGTGCGTTTATGCTTGCAAATCTTTCTACTATTGATGAGGTCAGAACATTTGATAGTGATGGAGAACTTGAAGACCTTGTAGAATACTATAAACCTGATATAATGGTGGTAGGATCTGATTGGAAGGATAAACCAGTTATAGGATCACAACATGCAAAAGAATTAAAATTTTTCGATAGAATAAATGAATACTCCTCAACAAAAATCATTCAAAGTATTATTGATAGGGGATAGTTGCGAAGATGAATATATCTATGGGAGGTGCGAAAGACTAAATCCAGAAGCACCAGTTCCAGTGATGAACTATTCCAAAATAGAAACTAAAGCAGGAATGGCAGCAAATGTCTGTTTTAATCTTCAGGCATTTGATATAGACGTTACTTTTCTGACTAACTCTGAAAAACTAGTTAAAACTAGGTTCATAGATGAAAAATCAAATCAACAACTTCTTAGGGTTGATAATGAAGAACCAATAAAACCATTAATGCTTCCTGTGAGCAGTACAAATTTTGATGCTATTGTAATATCAGATTATAATAAAGGTTATTTGACAATTAAAAAACTATTTGAAATTGCAGAGTCATCTAGTATTCCAGTTTTTATTGATAGTAAAAAAACTGTATTGCCAAATAAAGAAAATTGTTTTATCAAAATAAATGATATTGAATATGAAAAATTAGAAAACAAATATGAATACTTTAATTTAATTGTCACAAGAGGTTCTGATGGTTGTTACTATAGAGACACTCATTACCCAGCAGAAAAAGTTAATGTATATGATGTCGTTGGTGCTGGGGATACTTTTCTTGCAGCATTAACATATGGATATTTAAAGACAAATGACATAAACAAATCAATATCATTGGCAAATAGAGCAGCATCTATAGCAATTCAAAATCAAGGAACTTACGTATTAAATCAAAAAGATGTTAATGACATTTGTAATAGACATTGATGGTACTATTTGTACCAATGGTGATTGCTCTTCATGTAAGTATGAAGGGAGTTCTCCAATTCCAGAAAGAATAAACAAAATTAATTCTTTATTTGATGATGGACATATAATTAAATATTTTACTGCCCGTGGTATGGGAAGATGTAAAGATGATAGTGATAAAGCAACCCAAAAGTTTTACAACTTAACTAAAATGCAACTAGAAATATGGGGTTGCAAGTACCATGAACTAATACTTGGAAAACCAAGTGGAGATATATACATAGACGATAAAGGAATGAATGCTAATGACTTCTTCAATTAAATTTGTTCCCAAAGGATGGGGATTTGAAAAGTGGATTGTAAATTGTGACCAGTATTGTGGTAAACTCCTTTACTTTGTAAAAGGAAAAAAATGCTCCTGGCATTACCATAAAGTTAAAGACGAAACATTTTATATTCAGTCTGGAAAACTTATATTATTCTATGGGGAAGACGATAATATTGAACTCGCACAAAAAAGAGTCCTACGGAAAGGTGATAAATTCCATGTTCCTGTAGGACTTAGACATAGGATGTATGCTCTAGAAGATACTGAATTATTTGAATTTTCTACAGAGCATTTTGATGAAGATAGTATTAGAGTTATCGAAGGAGATACTCTTCGACAGTAGTAAATTTATATTTGTCAATCCATTGCATATTTGCTTTAGTATAGTCCTGATATTTACCTTTAAGATGTTCTGGGAAGGGGATGAGTTCAATCTCACCTCCTTCTTTTTTTGTGACTAGTTCTGCAACTTCTTGAAATGAAATTGGTTCACCAGTTCCCAAATCATAAATTCCAGAAGGAACATTACTATTCATAACAATATCAACTACATCATCAACACATATAAAGTCCCTCAAAAATTTATCAGAACCTTCAAATAGTTTAAGTTTACCAGTTTCTTTAATCTGTTTAGTGAACTTTGATATTGGTGATGCTTGGTCTCCTTTATGGTCTTCTCCTTGACCGTATACATTAAAATATCTGAATGATTGAATAGAAGAAAATTTATCGATATTGTCTTGAATAAAATAATCAATTTGCAATTTAGTGATTGCGTAATGATTTAATGGATTAATAGTACCCAAAGTATTTCCATAAACCGATGCAGATGATGCAAACTTTACTGGGATTTGGTGTTGAATGGCATAGTCAAACAGCATCAAAGTAAATGCAACATTATGGTGATGCAGAGTAGAAATATTACGTTCAGTTGTTGATGAAATTGCCCCTTGGTGCAAAATTAATGATACTTTGTCCCAGTCAGTAAAGGAGGATAAGAATTTAAAAGAATCCTCCTTTTCAACTTTAATAATTGGTTGATTTATTTTTTCAAGAAATTTTTTCCCAATAAATCCAGAATATCCAGTAAGAATAATCATAATAAGTGAATTATAAATAATTAAAAGTTAAGTTGTAGATTATGGCTTTTGGCCTTTTATCGTCTTCAATACCAGTTCCAAATAAAAATACTATATTATATACCTCTTCATCTGGTATTTTAGTTGATGGAAAAATTTCCATTTCACATAAAAATTTTGAACCAGTAAGAATCAAAGTAGGTATTTCTACAAATTCTATTGATTTGAACTACATTGCCTCTACAGTATTAGAGAGGGGAGAAACATATGAATCTGAAAATATTTATTTTGGAAATGGACAGAGTTTAATTATACAATCATCATCATTAAATACAAACTTTCTTTTGTATGGTGAAGAATATGCAGACACAACAGATTCTGTAATTTTAAACTCTGAAATATCTACAAAAAATAAAAGACTTGCTTTATATACAGCACCTTCTGGAAGGTCAGTTGAAGTAACAGTAGTTGCTTGCAATCTTGGATCTTTAAATTCTAAAGTAAGATTGGGAATTGCAACTTCGTCTGCATTAGATTTTAATAGTTCACAGTATGTAGAATATGATGAATTGGTTTCACCAAATCAATCCTATGTAAGAACTAATTTAAAATTATCAAACGGACAAACATTAGTATACTCTTCATCTGATAACTCTAGAGTATCTTTTACTGTATTTGGAAAATCAGTAGAGGAAACAGCACCACCAAATACATTTTCAAATCTTACAGTTGTTAATTCTGCCACAATAGGTGGAAATTTAAATGTATCTGGTGTTATTACTGCCACTTCAGTAAATGCTTCATTAAATGCAGCTAATCTAACTGGAAATACTCCAACAAACGTTTCTTCCACTATAAGATTTAGAAGTAACCAAAGTCCAGTTGGAGTTGCTAGAACATTATCAGCAAATAAAAATTTAAATTTAACAATATCAAATGATATTGCAAATTTATCTTTATCGGAAAGCATTTCAATCAATGATGGTGCTGTAATAGGAGGCTCTTTAAGTGTTGGTTCAACAATCAATGCACTAAATAATAAAGTTATAAATGTTGGAACTGCAACTTCTGATTCGGATGCTGCCAATAAAAAGTATGTTGATGTAAGAGCAATTGTAATGGCAATCGCACTTTCTTAATTTGCACTACAAGGAGATATTCTTAAATGGCTAAGAGACAGATTAGAGATTATGTTTTTTCACCTGGAGTTGCTGGGTCTGGAAATTTAAAAATCTTAGATAAGGTCAGAAAAAATCAGATTCTGATGCTTGTCAATGTAACAAGTAATAAAATACTTTATAATTTTGCGGATCCAGTAAATCCAATTATTGTAGAATTTACTCCTGGCAATAGTGCAGAGTTTCCATATGCATCATCAATCTCTAATGGTGTAACAACTATACACTTTGAATTCGATACATCAGATCAGCAAGCAACTGATTCTATAACTATTTTTATTGAAGATGAAGAAGTAAGATTCAGACCATATAATTTTGGAACTGATGCGGTAGAAAGGATGAGAGTGGCAACACCTCAGTCCATGATTGATGCTGACTTTGAATATGGAATTCAACCAACAAAGTGGCAGACAATTGACCACTTAAGAGGTTACCCAAGTACATTTGAAATTCCAGGTTCTGATATTTCAATATCCAATGTACAAACAGATGCAAGCCAAAACACTGGAGGTGTTGGTGCATCAATTATAACCGTACAAACAGTAGAACCACATGGGTTTGGTGCTGGACAACCATTTAGAATTTTTGGTCTGTTAGAAACTGTTTCTGGTTCATCTAGGGCAGAAGGTTCATTTTTAGTAGAAACAGTCCCAAATGCAAATGTGTTTACATATTTTGCCAAGGGAAAAGTGGGAACAAGTGATCCAACTGAAAGTCTATTTGCCCCATATTCTCAATTAAGAAGAGGTGGATTTTACACTGGAGCAGCAATAGGATCACCATCATATTCTCTACTATCAAATGGTGTTACTGGTTCGTTTACTTCAAGATTTATAACACGTTCTGGTTCAAATAGAATTGCATATACTGGAGTAAATAATGCACTTTTAGGTTCTCCTTTAACGGCAAGTGGTATTCCCTCAGGAACACAAGTAACTGGTATTACGACTAATACTGCAACAACTACATTGCTAGAGGATGTTGTTGCTCCATCAAATACTTTAGTAGTTACTAGTGTTTCAGGTGTTCAAGTTGGTTCTGCTGTAAGTGATGGAACTGGACATTCGACATTTGTAACTAACATTGACGGAAATACTATCACACTTTCCAGTCCATACTTAGTAAATGCTTCTGGTGGTTCAAATAATGTTGGAATATTATCCGCAGTTCCAGAAAACTTTAATACTGGTGGTGGTGGAACTTTTGATATAGATAGAACTCAAGGAAGATACTTAGTAAATTTAAATTCTGCTGGTGCTTTATATAAGAACAATCAAAGATTAATTATTCCAGGGTCAAGTTTAGGTGGAAATTCTGATAATGATTTAGTCATTCATGTTAGAGGAGTGGATGCTGGTGCATCAGGGATTGCAACATTCACGACTTCAAAGAGTGTTACTGCTTTGGGTGATGCTGCAATATCTCAATCCCAGAAAAAATGGGGTAATTCTTCTTTACTGCTAAACCCAACTGCAGGATCTACTGCGGATTCTTTGGTTGTTGATTCAAATATTGATTTTGAAATTCAAACTTCTGATTTTGCATTTGAAACTTGGGTTTATAGAAATAGAGTAGCAACACAAGAAGTTTTATTTGATATGAGAACAGCAGAACCTTCTGTTGCTCCAATGCTTAGAATCACCTCTGCCGATGTATTATCTTATTATGTAAATGGTTCAGAAAGGATTGTTGGAGTAACATCTATTACTGCAGGTTCTTGGACACATGTTGCAGTAACAAGAAATGGAACATCAACAAGATTATATGTAAATGGAATTCAAGAAGGAAGTGTATATACGGATACAAATTCATATCCACAATCTCAAGTAAAAATTGGTAATAACTTTAGTGGTTCTCAAGGATTCTTTGGATTTCTTGATGCTACTAGACTTTCGATTGGAAATTCTAGATATAGTGGGTCATCATTTGAAGTTGCATCTCTGGATATTTTTGGACTTGGTTCTCCATTCTATCCAGATGCTTATACAAAATTACTCTTAAATTATAATGGTGTCACCAATTCTACTGTCATTGCAGATGATGCATATGGGGTTGCAGTACCAAGTTATAGAACTTATTCTGGTATAACAGGAATAACAACTGGTTTTGGTGTTGGTGCAGAATTTGATGTTTATAGATCTGGTTCTGGAGCATATACTGTAACTTTTAGAACAGGACAAACATCAACTGGATCGGCATATGCTTTGTCCGATACCATTACAATTGATGGTTCAGTTTTAGGTGGTTCTTCTGGAACAAATAATTTAGTTATTACAGCAACTTCTGTAGATGGTAGTGGTGCAATTTCTGCATTTACTGTTTCTGGAACTTCTATTTCTGGAAATGTTTCATACACCAATGTTGCTCCAATTCTTACTGGTTCTGGTGGAACATTTAATATTACAAAATCTGCTGGTGGGTATATTGTAACTCCTGATGCTCAAGGAACTGGATATTTCCCAGGTTACCAATTAAAGATTTTGGGAAATTTATTAGGAGGAACAACTCCATCGAATGATTTATTCATTACAGTTTCTACTACTACACCAGATAGTTCAACAAGAGGAAGAATACAAACAGTAGTTGCTACTGGAACACCAAATACTGGAGCAATATTAAACTTCTTCCCATCAGTTGCTGTTTCGGAATTGACATCTTCTCCAATTTCAGATGGTGCTTCAATTTCTCATTCATCTTTAGCAAGATTCCAGGTTTCATTTGCAAATGCACATGGTCTCGTTCCAGGAGACACCATTACATCAACAGTAACTTCTGCGGGAACAGGACATTCATTAGCATCAGGTCCATTCGTTATTGACAGTACTCCAACTAGCAATTCAATTGTTTTTAATGCAAGAACACCTGGTTCTGTTTCGGCATCTGGAATTGCTGGAACTGTATACCCAAGACCAGACTGCTTCTATGTTCATAGACCTTTTGATGGTGGAGTTCAATTGGGTGTCGGTGGACCTGCCCATGGAGCACATGCAGTTCGTCAATCCAAAAAGTATATTAGATATCAATCAGGTAAAGGTGTAATGTACACCACTGGTGCTTTGTTCGCACCAAGTTATGATATTAGAAGTGTTTCTGCAGCATCAACCTCAATTGGAAGTGTCGTTACAATAACAACTGATGACACTGAACACGGTGTTCAGGTAGGAGCAGAGGTAGCAATTAGTAATATTGAAACTCCAGGATATAATGGTCATTATACTGTAAATAGCGTAATTAATGAGAACACATTTACAGTACTAGCAGTAAATTCATTGGCATCAACAAGTCCAGTTCTGGGAAGACCACCCACTTTATCACTTTATAGATGGAAAGGTGCAACAGTACGTGCTGGTGCATTTGATGACCAAAATGGTATTTTCTGGCAATATGATGGAATTAATTTGGCAGTTGGACTAAGATCGGCAACATTCCAACTTGCTGGAACAATTTCTGCTACTCCAGATTCCAATTTGGTGACTGGAGCAAATACAAGATTTACTGATCAATTAGTTGTAGGAGATAGAATTGTTATTAGGGGAATGACTCATGTTGTAACAACAATTATTGGAAATAATGCGATTACGGTATCACCAGACTTTAGAGGGGTAAGTTCAATTTCAGGTGCAAAAGCAACATTAGTTCAAGATAGAATTATTCCACAAACTCAATGGAATATCGATAAAGCTGATGGAACTGGTGCTAGTGGTTATGAAATTGAAATCAATAAAATGCAAATGATTGGTTTCCAATATACTTGGTATGGTGCTGGATTTATCGATTGGATGTTACGTGGTCCAGATGGAAATTACTTATTCGTTCATAGATTAAAGAATAATAACTCAAATACAGAAGCATATATGAGATCTGGTAACCTACCAGTTAGATATGAAGTCATCAATGAAGGTCCCAAATCTAAACTTGCTTCAACTATATCTCAATCACAAACAACAGTTTCCCTAGTAGATGCTTCTCTATATCCATCCTCAGGAACAATTTATGTTGATAATGAATTAATAAATTATACAGGAAAATCTGGAAATACTTTAACTGGTATCACAAGAGCAGCATCATTCGGAAATTATTCTTCTGGTTCATTTAGAACATATACTGCAGGAGCAGCAGCATCCCACTCGGAAGGTTCTGGTGCTATTTTATTAAGTAATACTGCAACTCCAGTAATCAGTCACTGGGGTTCTGCATTCTTAACCGATGGTTTATTTGATAGTGATAGGGGATATATTTTTAACTATCCATATGTTGGTGGAACTATATCAACAACAAAGACGACTGCATTCATGATTCGACTTTCTCCTAGTGTTTCAAATGCGATTACTGGAGACTTAGGACAGAGAGAATTAATAAACCGAGCACAATTGCTATTGAAGTCACTCGAATTCACTCCAACAGGTGGTTCAACATCACAAGCAGTCATCATTGAAGGTATTTTGAATCCTTCCAACTATCCATCAAATCCATCTTTAGTTCAGTGGTTTACTCTTACATCACAGGGTGCTGGTGGACAACCATCATTTGCACAAATTGCCAACGCATCTGCAATTACTTGGGAAGGTGGAGCACAAACAATAAATGCAGCAACAGCAGAAGTTCAAAACTATTTTACACAGTATCAAGTCTTTAATGCAGTAGATGTAGCAAATGTAAGAATTGGATTCTTTGTTAGTGGAACAGGTGTTCCTGGTGGTACAAGAGTTATTAATATTTTTAGACGTGATGCGAATAGAAATTATGTGCAGTTTTCTAACTCTGTAAATTCTGGTCCATCAGGAACTACTTACACATTTACAGCAAACACCGTATCTGCTGCACCTGGAGAAACTGTATTCTCTTTTGTTGCAACAGCAACAGATAAGTCAACCATTGACCTCTCCGAACTTAAAGAGCTTAACAACACACCAATTGGTGGAAGAGGCACATTCCCGAATGGCCCCGATGTTCTTGCAATTAACGTCTACTTAACAAATGGCAGTAACATTACGAGCAATCTAGTTCTGCGTTGGTCAGAAGCACAAGCATAAATACCTTCTATAGGGTGTATATATTGCAATGGCATCACCAAATTCTCGTCAAGGTTTAATAGAATATTGTCTCAGGAAACTTGGGAAACCAGTTTTAGAGATAAATGTCGATGATGACCAAATCGGTGATTTGGTCGATGATGCATTGCAATATTTCCACGAAAGGCATTTTGATGGGATAGAAAGAGTTTACTTAAAGCATAAACTCTCATCATCAGAAAGAAGTATTATTAGATCTGGTATTCAAACAACTACAGGTACTGCTGGAATTGGAGTAACTGTGGTTAATTTTGAAGAAACAACAAATTTCCTTGCCTTGCCAGATACTATTATTGGTGTAAATAATGTATTTAAAGTTGATTCTAGTACCATATCAAGTGGTTTATTTAATATTAAATATCAAATATTTTTAAATGATTTATACTATTATGGTGCATTAGATTTATTAAACTATGCAATGGTGAAAACTCATTTAGAGGATATTAGTAGAATATTAACTCCAGATGTTCAATTGAGATTTAATAAAAAACAACACAGATTATATCTAGATATTGATTGGCAGCAAGTTTCTGACCAGTACGTAGTCTTAGATTGCTATAGAATTGTAAATCCAAATGATTTTCCAAAAATTTATAATGATTTTTGGTTAAAAAGATACCTAACTGCTCTAATTAAAAGGCAGTGGGGACAAAATATGATTAAATTTAATGGTGTTCAACTTCCTGGCGGAATAAGTCTAAATGGAAGACAGTTGTATGAAGATGCAATTAGAGAATTAGAAGAAATAGAAAGAGCACTTAAGACAGAATATGAACTTCCTCCAATGGATATGATTGGATAATGACTCCACTAAATTCCTATTTTTTACAAGGTTCACCAAGTGAACAAAGATTAGTTCAGGATTTAATCAATGAACAATTGTCAATTTATGGGCAAGATGTTGTTTACATGCCCAGAAAGATTATTAATGAGAAAAAAATAATTAAAGAGGTAATTGTATCAAAATTTGATGACAGTTTTAGATTAGAAGCATATATATCAACTTTTGATGGATTTGGTGGTAACGCAGACATTTTAAGTAAGTTTGGGGTAAGAAGTACGGACCAAATAACTTTTATTATATCCAAAGAGAGATATGAAGATTTTATTACACCAAAACTGAGTTTATTCAGCAAAGAAATTATAAAGACCGCAAAACGACCACAAGAAGGAGATTTGATTTATTTGCCACTAGATAATGCACTATTTGAAATAAAATATGTAGAATCAAAAACACCTTTTTATCAATTGAACAATCTCTATGTTTATGAGCTGCGTTGTGAGCTCTTTGAATATGAAGATGAAATTATTGATACTGGATTAGATGATGTTGATAAGAATGTGAAAGATTTTGGATATATTGCCACTTTACAAATGGTTGGTGCTGCTGCTTCTTCTGCCTCACTTTCCGTTGGTCTTGCTACAGCACGTTACCCTGGAATCTCTGGAAAATCAGTTGCAAGAATTGATATTTTTGATGGTGGTTATGGATATAAGTCACCACCTACTATTACTTTCTCGAAACCTGGTGGATTTGGAATAAGGGCAGAAGGAATATCTATTTTGGATAGAGGTTCTATAAGTAAAATTCTTATTACAAATCCTGGAATTGGTTATACAATCCCACCAACAATAACAATAAAGAGCAATAGTTCTGCTGGAAGTGGTGGAATTGCAACAGCAATCATATCTGATGGTGTTCTTGCTCCTATCATAATAAATTCTGGTGGTGTTGGGTATTCTACTGTTCCTAAAGTTAGATTCTCTGGTCCTGTTGATCCAAATTCACCGTTCCCATTATCTGGTATAAATTCTGCAACAGCAGAAGTAGTATTAACATCAGCAGGAATAGTTACTGCAGTGAGATTTACAAATGCTGGTTCAAATTATCACTTATCTCAGGCAAATCCCCCAACATTACAAATAGATTCTCCAGTCGGGATTTCAACAGGAGATTATGAGTTTAATGAAGTCATTAGAGGTGTTTCAACTGGAACTAGTGCATATGTCAAGAGTTGGAATTATGATACAAGAATTCTTAAAGTTTCTATTGTAAGTGGAAATTTTGCATTAGGTGAAACCGTTGTTGGTGCAGGAGCAAGTTATAAAGTATTATCAATAATAACTGACAATATCTATGATGCCTTTGCCGAAAACCACACTATTGAAGAAAAGGCAGATACCATCATTGATTTCTCTGAGAAAAATCCCTTTGGGGAATTCTAAATATATTATATTAGTACTAATGAAATGTTTGGAAAATACGCATATCACGAGATAATAAAAAGAACAATTATTTCTTTCGGAACATTATTTAATAATATCCAGATTAGACATCAAGATGGGGCAGATAATGATATTAGCCTTATCAAAGTTCCTATTGCGTATGGACCAATTCAAAAATTTCTATCAAGACTTGATGAAAAACCAGATCCTAGAAACAGGGTTGCTATAACTTTACCGAGAATGTCATTTGAAATGACTGGCATTCAGTATGACCCATCAAGAAAAGTATCAACAATACAAACATTTCAAGCAAATAAATCTGGAACTGGACCAGTTCAGGTGTATATGCCAGCACCTTATAATATAGGAATACAACTTAGTATTATAACTAAGTATCAAGATGACATGCTTCAAATTATTGAGCAAATACTCCCATACTTTCAGCCACAACTTAATGTTACTGTAGATTTGGTAAATTCTATTGGTGAGAAAAGAGATATTCCAATAATTTTAGAAAGTATAGCAATGTCAGATGATTATGAGGGTGATTACTCAACAAGAAGAAGTCTAGTATATACTTTAAATTTTACAGCAAAGACTGCTATTTTTGGTGCCATTTCCGATACAAAATCTCCAATAATTAAAAAAGTGCAGGTTGATTATTATTCAAATACAGATAGAGCCAATGCAACAAGACAATTAAGATATACTGCAGAACCAAGACCAATCAAAGATTATAATAATGATGCAACAACAGTATTGACTAGGAATGTAGATAGGGACGACACTCAAATTCTTGTATCAGATTCATCTTCACTAATTGTTGATACTTATATTATGATAAATGCCGAGGAAATGTTTATTAGCAAAATTACAGGAAACACAATTGATGTTTCTAGAGGAAGGGATAATAGTTTGCCTGGAATTCACGAAGAAGGTGATGCGGTCAATGTAATAAATTCAGCAGATAAAGAATTGATAACTTACGGAGATGAATTTGGATTTGATGAGAATCGTTTTGATTTTGGAGATGGAAGAATTTATAGTTCAAGAAAAGGTGCTGATGTATGAAAAATGATTTTGATGCAATAAATGAGTCTTTAGATATAGAAGTATCATCAATATCCAAAGAAATAGTTTCTGAGTCTCCAAAAATAGTAAAATCACCAAAGAAAGGAGACGATGAGAGTGACTACGATTATGATTATACTAGAGGACAACTTTATAGTTTAATTGAAAAAGGACAAGAAGCAATTGATGGTATATTAGAAATAGCACAGCAATCCGACTCACCAAGAGCATTTGAAGTCGCTGGACAGTTAATTAAAAATGTTGCGGACACAACAGATAAGTTATTGGACCTTCAGCAGAAAATGAAAAAATTAAAAGAAGAAGATCCTTCAGCACCAAGAAGTGTTACCAATAACAATACTCTATTTGTTGGTTCTACTGCAGAACTACAAAAACTTCTTAAGCAAAATCTCGCACAGGTAGAAGATTCTAAATAACTAGAGAACTTATTTTTCAAATGAAACCTTTTTCTCAATTTATTTCAGAAGCAACTGACCCAAAGGGACCTATCAAAAAATATATGTCCCCAGAAGAAATTGTGAAAAAGCACAAAATCACAATGGATGCTTTAAATTCTCAGTTGGAGATGGGAATTAAAGTAGAGAGTGAACATACTGGAAGTAAGAAGATGGCAAGAATGATTGCATTGCAGCATCTTGAAGAATTACCAGATTATTATTCTAGATTAAAAAAAGCAGAGAAGATAAAAGAAGAGACAGCATCTGGAGATGAAACCCTTGGGGATTGGTTTAGAAAATCAAGTGCAACTGACCCCAAAACAGGAAGAAAAGTTCCAGGTTGGAGACAACTTGGAGGTAAATATGCAGGTGCTCCTTGTGCCCGTCAACCAGGACAAACCTCTACTCCAAAATGTGGAAGTTCTAAGATGGCAGCAAACTTATCAGATGACGAAGAGGATAAAGCATTTAGAAGAAAAAATAGAAAAGACCCAAATCAACCAGAAAAGACAGGTGCAGCAAAACCAACTAATGTTGCAACGGAAGAGACTATTATTGAGAAAAAGGATGCCTGCTACAGTAAGGTAAAATCTCGTTACTCTGTATGGCCCAGTGCTTATGCATCTGGGGCATTAGTTAAATGTCGTAAAGTTGGAGCAGCAAATTGGGGAAATAAAACCAAAAAAGAAAGTTATGATTACTCAAACTGGAGAGATGAATTTAAACCAGTTGAGTACATATTTACTGATATCATTAAACCATCTCCACTAAGAGGTTCTTCAGTAGAAGAAAATTATTCTTTTATACAATCTCGTGGCACAACTTATGGTATAATGTTAAACTGGAGGGGCAAGACTTTGGGGGTTCAAATATTCTTCCCACAATTTACAAGACCATCAAAAGAGCAAGTTTCATTTGAAATTAATAAAATATATCCAGGAGCAATAGTTCTATCTTGGAAACCAACCCCAAAAGACCCCACAAAACCATTATTATTCACGGGAGAACAGAATGGATCCGTCCAAAATAACCCTAGAAAACCTAAATAAAAACTTTGAATACGAAAGGATTTCAAGGGAAATTGATTCATGCAATGATGTAGAGCAACTTAAAAATATTGCAAAATCATATGTAAAACTCCATTTAAAGTATCAAGAAACACTAGCAAGTTTAAATTTTAATAGTTTATGACTGAAAAACATTATAAGGGCAATCCAAACCTTAAGGCAGAGAATGTCCAAATTGAATTTACAACAGATCAAATTCAAGAATACTTAAGGTGCAAAGACGACCCAGTTTACTTTGCAATGAACTATGTCAAGATTGTTTCACTTGATGAAGGTTTGATTCCCTTTGAAATGTATGATTTTCAAAAAGAGTTAATTTCAAACTTCCATAATAATAGATTTAATATTGCGAAATTACCTAGACAGACAGGGAAATCTACTACCGTAGTTTCATATTTGCTTCACTATGCTTTGTTTAATGATAACATAAGAATTGCAATCCTTGCAAACAAAGCAGAAACTGCTAGAGAACTTCTTCAAAGATTGCAACTTTCTTATGAGAACCTACCCAAGTGGTTACAGCAGGGTGTTGGTTCTTGGAACAAAGGTTCATTAGAACTTGAGAATGGTAGTAAGATTGTAGCAGCATCTACCTCATCATCTGCTGTCCGAGGAAACTCATTTAATATCATCTTCTTGGACGAATTTGCGTTCATTCCAAATCATATTGCAGAACAGTTCTTTAGTTCTGTATATCCTACAATTTCTTCTGGTAAGACAACTAAGGTTATTATCATCTCAACTCCAAATGGGATGAACATGTTCTACAAACTCTGGCACGATGCCGAGAGGGGTAGAAATGGGTATAGACCATTGGAAGTTCACTGGAGTGCAGTTCCTGGCAGAGATGCTGCATGGAAAGAAGAAACGATACGCAATACTTCTGAACGTCAGTTTACACAGGAATTTGAATGCGAGTTCCTGGGTTCGGTTGATACATTGATTGCACCATCAAAACTTCGTTCAATGGTATATGAAGACCCACTGACATCAAATAAAGGTCTTGATGTTTATGAGGAACCAATAAAAGACCATAATTATATGATGACAGTTGACGTTGCTAGAGGAACTGGTAAAGATTATTCTGCATTTGTTGTTGTTGACATAACAACTTTCCCATATACATTAGTGGCAAAATATAGAGATAATGATATAAAACCAATCCTATTTCCATCAATTATTGACAAAGTTGGGAGAGCATATAATTACTCATATATTCTTGTGGAGGTGAATGATATTGGTGAGCAAGTATCAAATATGCTCCACTTCGATTTGGAGTATAGCAATCTTTTGATGTGTGCGATGAGAGGTCGTGCAGGTCAATTAGTGGGGCAAGGTTTCTCTGGGAAGAAATCTCAACTTGGTGTAAAGATGTCTAAAAATGTTAAAAAGGTTGGATGCTCAAACTTAAAAACAATTATAGAAGATGATAAATTAATTATCAAAGACTATGATGTAATCAGTGAGTTAACTACTTTTATTCAAAAGAGTCAATCATTTGAAGCAGAGGATGGTTGTAATGATGACTTAGCAATGTGTTTGGTCATATTATCCTGGTTGATTGTTCAACCATACTTTAAGGAAATGACGGATAATGATATCCGCAAAAGAATTTACGATGAACAAAAAAATCAGATAGAGCAGGATATGTCACCTTTTGGTTTTATATCTGATGGATTATCGGAAATGGAAACAACCTTTGTGGATAATAATGGTGATAGATGGTATACAGATGAATATGGTGATAGGTCCTATATGTGGGATTACAGATAATGGATTTAGAAGAACAGTTTGAATTAGACTGTGTATTTCTCACCGAAAGAAAATGTAGAGTGTGTGGGGAAATAAAAGACTTGGTAGATGGATTTTACTTGACTAGAAAGGGGAGGGGAAATATCCATTCTGCTTATTCATATGAATGTAAATTATGTACGATAAACAGGATAAAGGAAAGCAGAAAAACTAATCACAAAAAAGTAAGTAAATGGGAGTATCCAGACTGGTAATTGTTCACTATTGATTTCCCCATTATAAAGGGTCTAAATTATAAATACTTTTAGACTAAATGAACTTCTTCAAGAGGGGAAACAAATGGCGTTAAATTTAGTATCACCTGGGGTAAAAATAAGAGAAGTTGACTTAACTATTGGTAGAATTGATGCAGTAACTGATCAAGTTGGTGCTTTTGCAGGTCCATTCGAGAAAGGACCTATTGGAGTTCCTGTTTTAGTAGAAACTGAAGCAGACTTACTAAGAAGTTTTGGAAAACCACTAGAAAAAGATTCCCAGAACGAGTACTGGTTATCCGCATCTTCATTTTTATCTTATGGTGGAGTACTGAGAGTCGTTAGAGCAGATGGACCAACTCTGTATAATGCAAACTCAGATGCACTATCAACCCTAAAAATAGAATCAGATGATGATTATCAGAGTAACCATCTAAATGATTCTACCTGGGAATTTGCAGCAAAAACACCAGGTACATGGGCAAACCAATTAAAGGTATGTTCTATTGATGCTTTAGCAGATCAAATCATCTCTGGAATCGGAACAACATCACTAACAACCACAGTAACAACAAATATTGGAACTAAAACTGGTAATCTTGGAATTACAACGAATTTAGTTACTGGTATTAACACTTCGTCTCTTACTGTTGGAAATAGAATTGTTAGTGGATTTTTTGCAACTGGAACAAATATTATTTCAATTGGTTCAAGTACTTTAATTTTAAGTGCAGATTCTACTAACTCTACAGTAGAAACTGGTGCATCTTTTACATTCAATGAAGTATCTACTGTAGTAACACCAACAACAGTACAAGTTGGACTTGCAGTAACACAAAAACTTTCTGCCCAATATGCTTCTGGTGGAGTTGTAAATAACTTTGATGGATTTATTAGAGGTATTATTACTGAAGTTGGAAGAGAGCAGATTAGTGTAAAAATTACAGATAGAGTAAATTCATCTGGTGTATCTGAACCAATTGACTATAAAAATCCAGGAGAATCTACTAATGCATATTCTTTTGGTACAGTAGAAGCTATCAATGTAGTAACTACTGCAGGTGTCACAACCTCTACATTTACTACTGATTTGGGAACAAAGGATTGGTATGACCAACAAACACTTGGTCTATCAAATGCAACCATTTACTGGAAAAATATTGCACCAAAACCAAGTTCATCACAATATGCACTAGAAAGAAGTTCAAAGAATGATCAGGTCCATATAGTTGTTGTTGATGATTCTGGAAAAATTACTGGAAGTGCTTCAAATGTAATTGAAAAATATACCTTCTTATCAAAAGCATCTGACGCAAAGATAAGTCCATCTCAAGCAATTTACTATAAAGATTATATTTCAAAAAATTCTGAGAACTTATATGTTGGTGCAGCAAGAGCAAATATTGCTTCAGGTCTAATTCCAAGTTCAGGCAATGCTAGAGCATATACTCTAGAAACTGGTTCTTGGGGTTCTGCTGCACAATCAATTAAATTTAGTGTTCAGGGAAATAAATCATACACACTAACTGCAGGTTCTGATTATTCCAACTCTGGTGGAATGGCAGCAACTCTTGCAAATATTGTTTCTGCATACAAAAAGTTTGAAAATCCTGCAGAATATACTTTGGATTTCCTAATTCAAGGTCCTTCTGGTGGGGCAACAATTTATGAATCTCAAGCAAAAGCAAGTGCTTTGATTGCAATTGCCGAGGAAAGAAAAGATTGTATTGCATGTATTTCTCCCCATAAAGATGATGTAGTTAATCAACCAAATTCAACTACACAAACGAATAAAATTATTGAATTCTTTGAACCTCTGGCATCTAGTTCATACGCTGTTTTTGATACTGGATTTAAATATACATTAGATAGATTCAATAATAAGTTCTTATATCTACCAACAAATGCAGATATTGCTGGTTTAATGGCAAGAACTTCTAGTGAGCAGTATGCATGGTTCTCCCCAGCAGGATCTGTGAGAGGAGCACTTAACAACGCAATCAAACTTGCTTATAATCCATCACAAACACAAAGAGATCTTCTATATTCCAAGAGAGTTAATCCAGTTATTGCTTCTCCTGGTGCTGGTATTATCTTGTTTGGTGATAAAACTGCTCTCGGTTATCCATCAGCATTTGATAGAATTAACGTTCGTCGTTTATTCCTAACCCTAGAAAAAGCAGTTGAAAGAGCAGCAAGATCGCAACTATTTGAATTCAATGACCTCATCACAAGGACAAACTTTATAAACATTGTCGAACCTTATTTACGTGATGTAAAAGCAAAGAGAGGAGTTTCTGAATTTATTGTTGTTTGTGATGAATCAAACAATACTCCAGATGTAATTGATTCAAATCAATTCAAGGCAGATATCTTCATAAAGCCTGCAAGATCAATTAATTATATTGGTCTGACATTTGTTGCCACCCGCACTGGCGTAAGCTTCTCCGAAGTAGTCGGAACTGTTTAATTTAATAGAGGTAACTAAAAATGGCAAACAATTTACCAAACTACACAGAAAGAACTTTATCCAGTTTTAAAGGAAAGCTAATCGGAGGAGGAGCAAGACCTAATCTATTTGAATGTGTAATTAAATTTCCAGGCGGTCTAGGAATTCTTGAAGATGATGATTATAGATTTATGATTAAAGCAGCAAGTCTTCCTGCATCAAATATTAATGTAATTGATATTCCATTTAGAGGAAGAAACTTAAAGATTGCTGGTGATAGAACATTTGATCCATGGTCAATCACAGTAATTAATGATACAAACTTTAAGATTAGAGATGCATTTGAGAAGTGGATGAACTTTATGAATAGACACGATGACAATGCTGGTGTTATTACACCAAATGCATATCAAACCGAAATGGTTGTTCATCAATTGGGAAGAGGAATTACTGGTCAATCTTCAGATGCTGGGGCAATTCCAAATACAGAATCACAGATTCCTATTTTGAAATCATACAAATTCTACGGAACTTTCCCAACATCAGTTAGTGCGATTGAATTATCCTACGATAATGCAGATGCTATTGAAGAATTCAGTGTAGATTTACAAGTTCAATGGTATGATTCTCTTGGAAGTGACCAAAAGAGTATTTTAGGCACGAAGGAAGACGTATAAATACTAGAAACGTCTATTTTTGAAATATGCCTAAATTATTTGGTTACAAGTTTGAAGATAAGGGGAGAGAAAATTCAGAAAAAATTCTTTCCCCTGTTCCTCAAAATGACGAAGATAAGTCAGATTATTATATCTCTAGTGGGTTTTATGGCCAGTATGTAGATATTGAAGGTGTATACAAAAATGAACAAGATTTAGTAAGAAGATACAGAGAAATGGCACTTCACCCTGAGTGTGATAGTGCTATTGAAGATATTGTAGACGAGGCAATTGTTTCGGATTTGAATGATTCTCCAGTAGAGATAGAACTTTCAAATCTTCCTGCTTCAGACAAATTAAAAGAAGCAATTAGAAACGAGTTTAAGTACATCAAAGAAATCATGGACTTTGATAAAAAAGCCCATGAAATTTTTAGGAATTGGTATATTGATGGAAGATTATATTACCACAAAGTTATTGATGTAACCAAACCAGCAGATGGTATTAAAGAAGTAAGATACATTGACCCATTAAAGATTCGTTATATCAGAAAATTAAAAAATGATAAGCAGACTTTAACTGGAACTCTCAATACTATTATCAATAAGGATAATACAATTGATTTTACCAATCCAGAGATGGAAGAGTATTACATTTATAATCCAAATGCAGCATTGCAAACTGGTGGTAGTCAGACATCAAACAGTTATAAGAATGATGCTAGAATGGTTAGATTGTCTAAAGATTCTGTCACTTACATTACTTCTGGATTAGTAGATAGGAATAGGCAAACAGTATTATCATATCTACATAAAGCAATTAAGGCACTTAATCAACTTAGAATGATTGAAGATAGTCTTGTGATTTATAGACTATCTCGTGCTCCAGAACGTCGTATTTTTTACATTGATGTTGGCAATCTTCCAAAGATTAAAGCAGAACAATATCTTCGTGATGTAATGAATCGTTATAGAAACAAATTAGTCTATAACGCAGACACTGGAGAGATTCGTGATGATAGAAAATATATGGCAATGCTTGAAGATTTCTGGTTGCCACGTAGAGAAGGAGGAAGAGGAACAGAAATTACCACTCTTCCTGGTGGGCAAAATCTTGGGGAATTGGCAGATATTGAGTATTTCCAAAAGAAATTATTCCGTTCATTGAATGTTCCAGAAACTAGAACAAATTCTAGTAGTGGTTTTAGTCTTGGTCGTTCTTCAGAAATCCTAAGAGATGAAGTAAGATTTACAAAGTTTGTGGGGAGACTAAGAAAAAGATTTTCTAATTTATTTAATGACATTCTAAAAACACAACTTATTCTTAAGAATATTGTAACTCCAGAAGACTGGAATGTTCTTTCAGATCACATTCAGTATGATTTTCTTTATGATAATCATTTTGCTGAATTAAAAGAATCTGAATTGATGAATGACAAACTTGCTGTGGTTGCTGCGATGGAACCATATCTTGGTAGGTATTTTTCAGTTCAGTATGTAAGAACAAAGATCCTGAAGCAAACTGATGGAGATATTATTGATATTGATAAGCAAATTAAAAAAGAAATAGAAAAGGGAATTTTACCAGATCCAAATGCAATGCCCCCAGAGGCAATGCCTCAAGATGGGCAACAGATTCCTCAACAAACAGAACCACAATCTAATGCTTCAATGGGATCTCCAGTAATGGAACCAGAAGCAGGACAAATATAAATAATTTTAAATTAACATTTAAAGACTATGAGTGACTTAATTAGTAAAATCGCAACAGGTGAATCTCCCATGGAAGTTAGTGACGAAATCAAACAAATGCTAATGCAAAAAGCATTGGAGAGAATCGAAACCGTTAGACCCCATGTTGTTTCGGACATGTTTGATTTAGAAGACAACACAGAAGAAGAGTGAGTCATAAAAATGAAATCATACAGACAATTTATTTCAGAATCAGTTAATATTGCTGGTGATTTCAATGGAAATCTATACATCAACGGTTCTGAAAATCAATCAGAACCAGTTGGTGAATCTTTTGTTGCCGATGTAATTTGGGAAGGAAAATTATATCGTCTTGAAGTAGAAGGTAAAATGATGTCAAAAAATGAACTTGCAGAAAATCTTCAAGGAGATTATCCAGGAGCAATCGTTCATAACATCTATCCACAAACAACAAGTTCTTTAAAAATTAAGAGTTCGCAAAGATATCAACCAGAAAGACTAACTTGGACTGATTAGTAATGGCACAGTGGAATAAGAATACACAAGATTATCTAAATCAAGAGAGAAGTCTCTTTGAGGTCTTTAATATTGCAGATCACTGGGGAAACCAGACGGACTGGAGACCTCAATTTACCAACAATGACAGATTAAAAATATCTCCATATCAAACAGTGTTTTTTAACACCTTCCAGTATGGTAAAGAGACTGATGTATGGGATGAAAGAATAGTTGGAGTAGGAACTGCAGCTCACAATACAGCATCTAGTAATGTGATAATGCAAGTTGGATCGACTGCAGGAAGTAAAGTTATTAGACAAACCAAGAATGTGATGAGATACATTCCTGGTAGGGGTGCAACTCTAGCATTTGCAATTCGTCTTACTACACCACAGGTAGGTATTCGCAGAAGATTTGGATTGTTTGATGAATATAATGGTGCATACTTTGAGGATGACGGAGGAACATACTCTTATGTTATTCGTAGTAGTGTAACTGGAATTGTTTCAGAAACTAGAGTGTATAGGGATGATTGGAATGGTGAAAAGTTTGATGGTAATGGATATACAGGAGTTGTTGCAGATCCAACAAAACAACAAATGATCTCTATCAATTATGAATGGTATGGTGCTGGAATTGTAGAATTTGCTTGGTTGATAAAGAACGAAACTATCCCAAGTCATACTTTTGAGAACTCAAATACTAATACTGGAGTTTGGTGCTCTACTCCATTCTTACCAATTAGACTTGAGATTGAAAATGTAACTGGTGTTGCAGGAAATCATTACCTATACCAGGGTTCTAATTCTCTTATTCAGGAAGGAGAACCAGAGAAACTTGGAACTCTTTTGAGTATATCCAATCCCATCACAGGGACAACGATGCCATCTTCAGATACATTCTATCCAATTATAAGTATTCGTTTGAAGTCCAATAATCTAACTGGTGTAATGCTTTTAAGGTCACTACAAGCAGCAACCAATGATAATACAAACATTTATTGGAAACTTCTTCAGAATGCAACATTGACTGGAGGAACTTGGGTAGATCATCCCGATCCAAACTCTTTTATGCAGTATAATATTACTCAAACTGCAGTATCTGGTGGAAGTGATCTTTTGAGTGGTTTTGTCGTTGCAGGTACTTCTTCATTAATTGATCTTGATGTTAGAGCAGCACTTCAGTTGGGTAGAAGTGGTATTGGAACAATCAGTGATACTTATACTCTTGCTTGTGCAAGTCCTAATACTAACAAAAAAGCACTTGCAGCATTGAACTGGATTGAACAGAGGTAATTATTAAAATAATAAATAACTAATAAGGTCTTTATTATACAAATGCAAAGAACTAAAATAATTACAACTGAGATTGCAATGCCAACTACTGCTGGTACTGCATCAAGTATTAGTGAAGCTACCTGCGTAAGACTATATAACGGTTCTGGTGCTGCTGCCACTGTAAGTATTTCTACTGCTGTTGGTGCTGCATCAACTTTAACATTCACAATGCCAACTGGAACTGTTGAATTCTTACAAAAACTTCCGACTGATGTAATTTTTGCATCTGCAAATACTGTTAAAGCAGCAAAAGTAGGATTCACTAACTAAGAACAATGAAACTAATCACAGAAGAAATCGAAAAGGTTAAAGTTATTACCGAAGAAAAGAACGGTAAAAAATCTCTTTTTATTGAAGGAATTTTCCTCCAAGCAGACAAACCAAACAGAAACAAGAGACTCTATGAAATGAGAACTCTTGAGAGAGAGGTTAAAAGGTATAATGAAAACTTTATCCAAAAAGGTCGTGCTCTTGGAGAACTTGGACATCCCGATGGTCCAACTGTAAATCTTGATAGAGTTTCACACAAAATTTGTGAACTTTATAGAAGTGGAAGTAATTTCGTAGGAAAAGCAAAAATCCTTGAAACTCCAATGGGTAAAATTGCTTCTTCTCTTCTTGGTGAAGGAGTAATGCTTGGTGTTTCTTCTCGTGGTGTTGGTTCATTGATGCCAACCAATGAAGGATATTCAGTTGTTGGTGAAGATTTTATGTTAGCAACTGCAGCAGATATTGTTGCAGATCCTTCAGCACCTGATGCTTTTGTATCTGGAATTATGGAAGGCAAGGAGTGGGTTTGGGAAGGTGGAATTCTTCGTGAGCAACTTGCACAGAAGACTTATAAGAGAATAAATACATTAGTTGATCAAAAATAAATATAGATTTTAGATATATAGTAAAATCGGAGAGTTCAAATGTCCCGTGGTAAAAACTTACAAGAAATGGAAACAGGCACTAAACAATCTAAAACTGCTGTAAATGCAAACGCTGCTGCAGCAGAAGCAATGCATAAACTTGCTCCAGGAGCAGTTGCTGGTCAAACAGGAAGTTGGGAAGACCTTGGTGGTCCTACTCCAGAAAATTATAAGTCTACAGATGATTCTGCAAAGCTGAAGACTCCTGGTGCAACTTTGGCACAAGTTAAGGATGTTGTAAATAAGGGTGCTAAGTCTGCAGACCCAATGAAAGCAATGAAAGAGGAGTCCGAAGACGAAGATGAAGAACTCGTAGAAGATGAGTACGAACTCGAAGAAGGTGAAGAAGAACTAGAAGAAGCAGCATCATGTGAAGATGATGAAGATGAAGATGAAGAAGAAGAAGATGATGAAGAAGATGGTGAAGAAGAAGACGGCAAGAAGAAGAAAATGAAAGAGGCATTTATTGCCATTGAGAATGAAATTCAAGAAGATGTTGATGCTTTACTCTCTGGTGAAGATTTATCAGAAGAGTTTAGAGACAAAGCAAGAACAATCTTCGAAGCAGCACTAAATGCTAGAACTCAACAAATCGAAGAAGCAATTCTTACGCATTATGAAGAGAAACTAGCAGAAGAAGTTGCTGAACTTGAGGAAGCACTAGAAGAAAGACTTGATGCTTATCTTGAGTATGTTGCTGATGAGTGGATTCAGGAGAATGCAATTGCAATCGAAAGAGGAATTCAATCTCAAGCAACTGAATCATTCCTTATGGGTCTGAAAGGACTTTTTGAAGAACATTATGTAACAATCCCTGAAGATAAATATGATGTGCTTGAAAGCATGGTAGAAAAACTTGATGAAATGGAGTCAAAACTCAACGAGCAAATCGAAAGAAATGTTGCTCTAAATAAGAGACTAGCAGAATCAGTAACTGACGTAATTTTTGCGGAAGTTTCTGAAGGACTTGCACTTTCACAGAAAGACAAGCTCGCTTCTCTTGCAGAAAATGTTGAGTTTGGTAGTGAAGAAGACTATCGTGAGAAACTAGTAACTTTGAGGGAATCATATTTCCCATCAAATGTAGTTACTCAAAGAGACAATCAAGACTATATGGCAGAGGAGACTGACTACTCACAACCAGTTACTGGAACAATGGGTGCTTATCTCCAAGCACTTGAAAGAGTTTCTAAAAAGTGATTTTTATATAATAAAAATATCAAACTAACAATTTCCATACAGAGGTAAAAACAATGCAAATGTTCAATGCAGAACAATTGCAGGAGAAGTGGGCACCTCTCCTAGAC